TAAAATGTCTACATTGGTTTGTGTTTGGCAACAAGACTGGAACAACAACGACGAACTCCGCATGGTGGCTGTTGTGGATGCTCCAACCGACAATAACACTCTTGCACTCAACGATGCTTACGCAATGACGCAAACGGTTGATGATTACTGGTGGAACAACGGTGCTGTTCAAAAATGTTTCACTGGCAAGGGGTGTGCTTCGACTTCGGTTGGTGATGTGTTGCACACTTCACAAGGTTGGTTCCGAGTTGAGCCAGCTGGGTTTAAGCGCGTTGACCCAGAGGAGTTGAATTTTGGTAAAGAAATTGTTGAGACCAAAAGCGTTGAGGAAATTGATTTATAATTTACACGAGGGGGAACTGCTCCCCCTCATTTTTGAGAAAGGAAATTGAAATGAAAAAATTCTGCAACCGACACTTGTTAACTGACATTGAGCCATACGAAGTTGTGCGGGTGATCTCAGACAAAACAATTGAGATCCGCGAGATGAAGGCAGTCGAGACAAATTGGCGCAGGGAGTTTATCGCTGGAGGGTTTTTCGGAAACACCACAAATCAGGATCAGCAAAAGTGGTTGATTGCCTCGGACGAAACAAAACCAATCATCCGCGCTCGGTTCAATAAACCAAAGGGCTACAAGTACGGTTTCTGGAGAAGCAAACATGGTCGGCACTACCTAGCCGATGAGCCAATTAAATTCTACGACTACAACTATTAACAAATGGGGCTTCTCAGCCCCATCCTTTGAGGAGTTGATCGGTGGAGAAATTTAATATTGAAATGACCTTTAGGGAACTTCAGTTGGTTACTTGGGGCATGGGTTTCATTCAAAATTATCTCGAAGATGAATGGGAGCAATATATGTATTTGTTTGTTGAGAGAAAAATACTGGAAAATTATGAAATAATGAAAGGAATTGATAAAAAATTAGAAGATGTTCATTCGCTCAGAAATAAAATTCATGAATCAATAAAAGGGAGATTGTGATGGGACTTGTTAAAAGCAAAATGATATTGGAGAACTCCAGAGAGGAGTTCTTCGCCTTAAAATTTAACAGAGAAGAACTGCGGTATTTGCTGGATGCGGTTCAGCTTTACTTTCCGGTGGTGGAAGAAAAATACGACCATCAACAAGAGTTCGAACATAATCTGGCGGTTTTGAATCACATTGAAAAGAAAATTGAACAACATTTGAGGAGTTGAACATGGGTGATAAAAGCAATTGGACACTACGTTATAACAGAACCGCTCGGGATATTTACGGCAAGAGCTTAATCAGATCAGACTTCGTTGAGCAGAAAGATGAGCGAATCGCTGAGTTGTTTATCTGGTGTATGATTGGTTTGGTGCTTGGGGCTTTAATTTTTTAAAAAAGGGGCGCATAATTCGGGGTGAGAATTTCACATTCTCTCCTCCCCTAAGGTAAGTCTTTGGGCTACTGAAACTGGTAGCCCTTTTCTTTTGCCGTAAAATCAGCGATACTTGCTGACAGTTAGTTGAACTGTTGACCACAGAAATAAAGGTTTTGACCATGGAAAATGGTAAATCAGAGAACAAAAAACGTGTTGGACGTCCTCCAAAACAAAGAGGAGAGGAAATAATTGTCCAAAGACCAGTTAAAGATGGTCCTCCCGTTCAGCCAGAGACTTGGGACGGCAAATTTAAATCAGTTGAGCCGATGAAGTACCAAAAGCCTGCACGCAAAAGCCGGTACAAGTGGAATCACCACGCAACAATCAATTGGATCATGGGTCAAGCAGACCCTGTCGGGTTTTTGTCGCTTGTGATGCAGGGCAAAGAGATATTCCCAGTTTACACAAAAGACTCACAAGGAAACGCAACACAATCTGGTAAAATTGCAGCCGATCCCGAACTCAGAGTTCTGGCGGCAAAGACTTTGCTCGGTAAATGCGTTCCTGATTTAAAAGCAGTGGAAGTAAAAGCACAAGTTGAACAAACACGAGTTTTGGACATAAACAGACTAACAGATAATGACCTCACAACAATTGAACGAGTTCTTGAGCACGCTGTCATTGACGGAAGTGAGAGCGGAGAAGATGAGGAGATCACTGAAGGAGTTTACCAAGAGGTCTTGGCAGACGATTGAGCCAGGACGTGATTTTCACGACAACTGGCACATAGACGCAATCAGCGAACATCTGCAAGCGGTCGTTGAAGGTAAAATCCGGCGGTTGATCATTAACATACCGCCTCGTCACATGAAGTCTATTTCTGTGGCTGTGGCTTTGCCGGCTTGGACTTGGACCATCCAGCCGCAAAAGCGTTTTTTGTTTGCTTCGTACGCATCTTCGCTTTCCATCAGGGATTCAGTTAAGTGTAGGCGGTTGATTGATTCGCCTTGGTATCAACAACACTTCGGGCAAACTTTCCACTTGACCGGAGACCAAAACCAGAAACAACGTTTTGAGAACAGCCAAACCGGATACCGCATAGCGACTTCGGTGGATGGTGCGTTGACGGGTGAAGGTGGTGATATTATTGTGATTGATGACCCGCACAACGTTCGGGAAGCTGAAAGTTCCGCAGTCAGGGAAGGTGTCCTCGAATGGTGGGATCAGGCGATGCAATCCCGACTCAATGACCCGAAAACAGGTGCATTCATTATTATTATGCAGCGAGTGCACGAAAAAGACCTGACCGGACACATTCTGGCGAATGAACTTGGGCAAGAGTGGGATCACCTTTGTCTGCCGGCAAGGTACGAGATCGGGCATCCGACACCGACTTTTTCTTCGCTCGGTTTCGCTGACCCGAGGACTGAGGAAGGCGAACTGTTGTGGCCAGACCGCATCGACGAACCAACGCTTCAGAACCTTGAGCGGTCTTTGGGCAGTTATGCGTCAGCTGGCCAGTTACAGCAAAGACCAATGCCGAAAGGTGGTGGAATTCTGAGAGCTGAGTGGTGGGTTCCTTGGGATAAACCAGATCTGCCAGATATTGAATACGTTATACAATCTTGGGATACGGCTTTCAGCACAAAAGAGAAAACCTCGTATTCTGCCAGAACCACTTGGGGAGTTTTCAAAAGCCGAGGACAGACCAATGCGATTGTTTTAGATATGTGGTATGACCGCGTGACATATCCGGAGTTGAGGAGAATAGCTCAAGAAGCGTATAATTCCTACGAACCAGACGCAGTGCTTATTGAAAAGAAGGCATCTGGCCAGAGTTTGATTCAAGATTTACGGGTTGCAGGAGTTCCAGTGATTGAATATTTACCTGACCGAGACAAAGAAGCACGCGCACATGCAAGTTCTGCATTGCTTGAAGACGGAAGAATTTACTTTCCATCAGACAAAAAATGGGCTAAAAACTTAATTGACATCTGTGCAGCCTTTCCAGCCACGGAAAATGACGATATAGTTGACACTTGTACACAGGCTTGGTTGAGATTACGAAAAGGATGGTTTGTGACTCACTCGCAAGACTACGACGATGACGATTCTGAACTGCCCAAACAGAGGGTAACAATGTATGGCTGATCCGCTAGAAGATAACGTGATCCCGTTTGCCGAGGGATCTCCCGCAGATGATTTACAGGTTGAAGCGTTCGGTGAGGATGTTTTAATCGGAGACCCAACACTAGATTTAATGGACCAAGAGCCAGAGGTTGCGTTCGATGCAAACTTGGCAGAGGTGATTGATGAAAGGACACTTGGTCGGAAGGCTTCAGACCTTATTCATTATTTCGAGTCCGACAAATCAGCCAGAGCTGAATGGGAGATGCGTTATAAGGAAGGGTTGAAAACGCTGGACCCAGACGGTGGTTTAATGGAGTCTGAGGAAGAGCGAGCCAGCCGAGGATTGAGCACAGTGGTTCATCCGCTGATTGCCGAAGCTGCAACCCAGTTCAATGCTCGAGCCATCGCCGAGCTTTACCCATCTGGTGGTCCAGTCAAAACAATCATCGTAGGAAATCCTGACGAAGAGACTGAAGACCAAGCACGACGTGTCAGAGAATTCATGAATTACCAGATCACCGAGCAAATGCCGGAATACTTCCCAGATCTGGATCAAATGTTGTTTCAGTTACCGCTTGTCGGACAGACATTTAAAAAGGTTTGGTGGGATGCGAACTTGGAGCGACAGTGCTCACAGTTCGTGAACGCTGAAGACTTTGTTGTCGCTCCGGAAAGCAAAGACCTTTACACATCGCCAAGATATACCCAGCTGATCAGGCTTCCGCGCAACGATTTTAATAAATACGTTCAGGCTGGTTGGTACTTGCCAGTTGAGTATTCTGGTGACGGGATTGACCCATCTGGTAGCACGACCGATGACATCGAGGGTGTAAATCCATACGCTGATGACCAGCAAGACGAGGTCATGAACCTTTTGGAGATGCACGTTTACGATACTTTTGATGGCATCGACGGGATATCCAAAGAAGATGAAAACGACACCAATACTAATATGGTGGCGTTCCCTTATGTGGTAACGATTGACTATGACTCGCAGAAAATCGTTTCAGTTCGACGCAACTGGTACGAAGGCGACGAAAACAAAAAGCGCAGAGATTGGTTTGTGAGCTATAAGTTCTTGCCAGGAGTTGGATTCTATGGTTTTGGACTTTATCACATTATTGGTGGATTGGGCAAAGCTGCAACCGGCGCATTGCGCGCACTTTTGGACTCTGCTGCGTTTGCAAACATGCAAGGTGGCTTTAAACTGAAGGGTCGAGTGAGTGGTGGCGAGATTGACGTTAATCCAGGAGAGTTTATAGATTTAGACTCGACTGTTGACGATGTGAACAAGGCTATCATGCCGTTACCGTTCAAAGAGCCGTCGAGCACCTTGTTCCAATTGCTTGGCTTTATTGTTGACGCTGGTCGAAGGTTTGCAAGCACTGCAGACTTGAACGTTGGGGATGTGAATCCGAACGCACCAGTTGGCTCTACGGTTGCGCTGATTGAGCAAGGTTCAAAGTCGTTCTCAGCGATTCATAAGCGGTTGCACTACTCGCA